TCATCATGAGCAAAGCATCCCCAAAACAAAGGAGAAAGGAAGATAGGCTCGCAACTGATAAAATCTAGCACTGATGTGGCTGTTGATACACCAGCACCAGCATTGTTGTTTGTCTGTGATACAATTGTAAAAGGGAATGCAGCTGGTGCAAGATCATCCATACCACTTGAATAAATATTCAGAGGAGAACGATTGGCACCATAAAGATCTGAAAATTGTTGTGATTGGCAGCAACCATATGTTGGGCATTTAGAATAGTCAAGTGCTTTTAATTTTCTATCAATATTAAAATGTTCAGTAGCTGAGATAATATCAGAAATATTTACTGAAACACTTTGATTGTTTAATGTCAATTGCATTGTATCTAAACTTTTCATTAAAGGGAAACTACGAATTCCAACTTGTTGGTAATTAAAAAGTAATACCCCAGAATTTACACCTGTTGCAGTTACTGTAATTCTTACTGGGCACTGAAAGTGTACACGTCGATCAACCCAAACATTTTGTGATGTAGGCGGACAACTAAAATTTATCGAACTTGAGGAGATCGATGTGGTAGTAAAAGCCTTATAAAGTACATCACTCGCCCCTTTCAGGACCGGATATATCCGAGGCATATTCAAAACCCTTGGGTCATGCACAGTGATAGGATTGAGCTTATCGATTGCTAAAGACATTGTATAATATAATCTTATATTAGAATAAAATTTAAGATTAAAAAAATGAATATTCTAGATATTTTATTTTTTAGAGATATTTTAAAGCCTGACTTCTATATAATCTTTTGGAGAAGAATCCAATTTTCATTGTTATAGAATCGAATGGATCTATATATATTGGATAAAAATTATTTAATCGGTCTACCCACCAGAAGGCTATATCTACTTTTCGCATTGGAGAATCAGAAACTAGATCAATTAACTTATATATTGTTGGCGAATATAAAGCAACTGATCTTTGAGATCCTGGTGTAAGCAAGTTCAAATTGAAATCTGATAATATACCAAATGCGTTAGTTGTACCTAAATTGACATTTCCTGGTTGAGGATAATATTCTTTTTGAACTGGAATTGTTGAAGATGTTACTACAATCTTTCGAACTGAATTTAAATAATCTATTGTTGCATACTCTTCTGAAAAAAGATAAGCAGATCCAAATTGACTTGGTGCAAGTAAAGATTTATCATATGCAGTCTGTGCATTCCATATTTCAATTCTTCCATTATTTTCAACAGTATAAAATGATAATGTATTATAGAAGCATTGATAATTAAAAAAGACAGTCCAGTGAAAGCCTACAGGAGCAGCAGCAACAAAAGCTGTAGGCATTATACATTGAATTAATCCTTGAGATGAATTATAAATAAAATATGGGAAATTAGTAGCTCCACCAGGAGAACCAGCAAGAATAAACGATTGCTGCAATGCATAATTTAGCATATCAACATAATGAGTATAATCATATACATAATAATAAAGTGGATTATTCGGATAACCTGCTAAATCCTGAATTTCAGTCCAATAAGTTATATTTACTGGATAGTTGGGTGCTAATGGAACAGGAGTTCCATTCGGAGGCACAGCTGGCGGTATACTTGCATTTTGTTGCTGGCATACACCTATAATATATGGAGTTTTATTCGGATTTAAATTTCCATATGTAATTGTAAATGTTGTGAGAATAGTTACTACGCCCGCAAAACTTATAGTTATATTATTTTGATCTATATAACCTGTAACTGTTCCGATTTGCCCATTGTATGTAATATTTCCACCAACCATTCCTGCAGTAAAAAAAAGATTATCCGCTGATAATACATTACCAGCTTGTGTAGCTTGTGATTCATATATATTTGGAGGAATGAAAGGCATAATAAAGAGAGGTAGTTCACCTAATGGAATTTGAAAAGCAGTAATAGCCATATAATAATCAGATGGCTTCTCTAAAATACTTTGATCATAAGCAACATTATAAACTGCTTGAACTGACGAATTAACATTTGGATTTGGATTTGTTACGGAAACATTAAGATAGACATTATCAGAACCACCGTTATTCATTATATATTTATATATCATAAAAAAATAATGCTTAATATTTTAAATCTTTTGATGTGAGTAAAGTTACAATATCATCGGAATTAGCCTTTTTAAATAATTGTGCAAATTCTTTTAATGATAAATCTCTGAAAACTATTCTACAAGCACTCCAGCGGCCACATGTCTTGATATTATTGCCTTTATGTTGAAAGGGATGTTCATTATATGTTAAATTTTTATATGGTGATTCATAAAATAATGCAGTCAATTGTGGATAATATTGGTTTGATACTTTTCGAAATTGAATTGGAATCCATTTTAATTCATTGTCCATAAAAACGCCATAAGGGTCAAAGAATTCAATTGTATCTTTATTTTGTTTAATCACCGCACACCAATGACCATAATCTTTTTTCATTTCATATAAAAGAAATATTGCTCCATATGGTGCTAAAAGTTCATCCAATGTTTTGTATTTGTGTAATTCTGAATACTGAACAACTTTAGCTCTTCCTTCAACTAGTTCCATTACATCCTTATCAGATAAAGCTATATTCTTTAACTTATTAATTCGATTGTTCATTTATATTAATAGTTTAGATTAAATATGCTCCATGTTCATATAAAACAGCCATCGGATAGTTCTTCATGACAGTTACCCAGCGACTCTTTAAGTGTTTTATTTCATCTATCTGTTTATTGTCCAAACCGAAATAATTTTTAAGACAATAATGAACTTGATACCATGATCCTGATTGTGGAAAAAATGTAAAATTTTGTAATTCATTCATCACTGTTCTTGCATATTTTCGTTCATTTGGATTTACTAAATGATTAGTTAAAATTATATTTATATCCATTTTTCTACCTACTTCAAGAATATCCATAATTAATCTATCAATTTCATTTTTAATTTCTTTATTTCCAATAGTATTACAATCATCAAAAATAATTAAGGAACCTGATTCAATTTCATCTAGATCGATTGGATTTTCTAAAATTGATTCATCGAGTGTTACTTGAGTTGCTTTTAATTTTTTATAAGCAGGATCATCTTTATGATTTGTTCTTGAAAATATATAAATATCATTGCCTGGAAACTCCTTTTGAAAAGTCAAAGCTAATGCTACAGCATAAGTACTTTTACCTGAACCTGCTGGACCAGCAATGTAATTTACAGATCTATTTTCTTTATCCATTGTTGGAAATAGCTTACCGTTGCCTAAATTAATATCTCTAATTCCATCATCATTATCATCATCAGTATGAATATATACTTTTTTTCCTTTTTTTGGACCAGACACAACTACAGCAATTTGTTTCCCTTTATCGAAACCTAAAGACATTATATAATTTATTTAGATATTAATTATAAAAATAAAAATATCTACGCCATTATATATAAATACATATATATTTAATATGGCATCTAAAAAAGTAATGCAGAAGAAATTTAAACAAGATAAATGTGTATCAGATTACGATGTGGATGAATTAGATTATTTAGCAAATCCGTTGGGAAAAGCAAATTTTAAACAACCAATTAAAAAAGAAATTGTAAAAAAAGTTCCAAATAAGCCGTGGACAGAAAAGGTTAAATGCGAAGTATGTAATAAAGAATATTCGCGCTCTGGGGTAACATCACATCGAGGAACTAAGCTCCATCAATACAAATTATCAATGAGCCAAAAGTTCATTGGACTTCTGGATAAAAATGTTGATAAATTAAACGCAGATAAAAGGAAAATTATTATATAATATAATTATATATAATGCCTAAAATTAATATTGATCTTGGAAATCAATTGAAATTTGCAAATGAATACTATGTTGTACTTAAAATGGTTAAAAATTTACCAGAACCAGAAAAAGAACCAGAAAAAGAATCAGAACCTGAAATACCTAAAGAATCTGAAAAAGCAATTAAAAAAAAACAATGGGCGCAAACATGTAAGATATGCAAAGAATGTCTTGGATTAGTAAAGAATGGAAATATGTGGCGCCATGTAAAAACACAAAAACATTTGTATATATCTGAAATGAATAAAAAGTTATACAAGCCTACACAATTGAGAGTTAAAATTATTGAACTAGAAAAATTATATAATTTAAAATGAAAAAATTAATATATAATATATATATATTAATGACATCTAAAATGGAAATTGATTTCTTTAAAGAACTGAAATTCGCAGAAACTTTTTATGAAGAAGCAATCAAAGGACTCGAAGAAAGCGAATACCCTCCTAAACCGCTAGTTTGGCTAGCTAATGCCGGTGATTATGTGAATGCATGGGAATTCTTAAAACTTGAATTATCAATGGAAGAGGATCCTGAGAAAAAAGAACAGATACAGCAATTTCTAAATTGTACAATTGCTGTTTATACTAATTTCATGTGTTCATTAAGTCGCATGTATGTAAATAATATGGCAAAGAAAGATGAAGAAGAAGCAGATGAAAAAGGAAAAGGAGAAATTGCGGATATGGAATATTTGCAATTTCCTATTGAACAAAATTTAAATGAATCAACAAATTCAATTCCAACAAATATTATGTAAATATAATATATAAATGGCATCATTAATTCCTATATTAATAAGAGTTTTAGGATCTGTTGCAGTTCCGTTAATAGGAAAATTAATCGGACAAGGACTTATACCGGATGAAGTTCAATCTGTAATATTTGATAAAAAAAAATTTACAGTTAGTCAAGCAAAAAAATGGTTAACTAGAAATAATTTTAAACATGGAAAAGTTGATGTTAAACCTCATTATTATAGATTTAGACAACATTTACCAAGTGAATATAAAAGATTCAGAATGGAACGAATTGAACCAGGAGTATTATTCGTTTTAGGCTTTCAAAAGTAATTTATCTATCTTTAGGAGATTTATATGTTACTCCAAGTTTATCGAATATACCTCTTTCAGATTTAATTGGAATTCGTTTTGTACCTTTGAAGAGACCATATTCATTTAATTTGTATCCCTTCTTTGCTGCAATTTTTTTTAATCCAATATCAACTCCTTTAGGACCTGTTAAATGTACTAAAGCAGAATAATATGAAGAATAAGGAACAAACCAAATATCAAGACGTCTAACAGGATAATTTGAACCTAATTTACAATAACCCATATATTTCTTTTTAAATGGTTTTTTAGTTATGTCTCCAACTATAAATCCTTTATCTTTTAATTTATTAACAAATATATCTAATCCATTAGTTTTATCAGAAGCAATTAAAATATCAACATCATTTGATGTTTCTTCTTCTCTGCGATATGAACCAACTAATATAATTTTTGTTTTTGGATCTTTTTTAATTGAATGAATGAATTTATTAATCTTATTCATTTCTGATCTAGGAATATTTTCTTTAAATTTTTTTAAACCTTCTCCTAATTTTAATATGCTTTGTTGTTGCATTATTTTAGAAACTATTGTTCGTACTTTATCGGCTTGCTTTTCTAATTTCGCAGTTAATAAATCTTCTTGTTGTTTATCACCAGACATAAATTTCAAATTGAAAAGTTCTGAATAAATTTCATTTAACTTATCAATATTCTTTTCTAAAGTTTTAGTCCAAAATTTTGGTGATATTTTAGTGATATCAATATCATAGAGTTCCAATAGATCTGTTAAATATTCAAGTTGTATTTCTCTTCTTGATTGCATATATTATAATGTTATATTTTATTTATTTACATTTTTAGCACTTTCTTTTAACAATAATTTCTGAAATATTGCTTTTGTTTTTTTGCCTTGCTTATCCATAGCACTAACTAATTGATCTCTTTCTTTTTCTAATTGAGCCATAGTAAGATTAGAAGTATTATTTTCAAGAAGTTCGATTACATGTCCTAAGTCTGTATACAATATGTATAATCGTCTAACATTGTTATTTAAAGTTTGATTAGATGTTGATAGTTGATCGAGGTCAATGTCGTAAATATCAAAGATATCTTGTGCTACTCTCTTAAGAAAAGCTTTGTGGGACATAATATAATATTAGTTGTCATAAAATAAATTCTGACTTGTTAAATTAATTTTTTTTGCTTTAATTTTATTTTCTATAACTATGCCTTGATTTGTAGCTTTTTGTTTAGCCTCTTTTTCTTGTTTCGCATCTCCTGCTGTAAAATAATATTTCTTACCGGAGAATCCCCATCTATAATATGATTTTTTATTTTCATCTATACTTTTATATACGGGCATTATATTTCTTATTTACATAATTAATTCTGGAAATATCCTTAAGACAATTTTTACAATAAGTAGATAAAGCCCCCATTTTCAATCTATAAAAATCATAAACAGGTAAATATTGGAAACATAATTTACAATACTTTTTTTCTTCGATTGAATTGTCAGCACATGTTGTACAAAAATCATTAATTTCTCCAGTATCAGTTACTATGTATTGATTTAACTGAAGTTCTTTTTTACATTTAGAACAGTTCCAGGCAACATTAATTGAACTAAAATCTTTCATTATATAATATATATTAGAAATTATATATTAAAATTTAAACTGTAATATTTTGTTGTTTTTTCTTTAAATAATGTTGTTTTTTATATTCTGATATTTTTTCTTTATTAGTATTATAATATTTTTGTACACTAGCATTGTGATCGTGCCCTATTGCATTATTTTTATTAATACAATTTAATTTATCTTGCCAATATTTCTCTCGTACTAATAATTCATTTTTAGTATTACACGAATATGATTCTACTAATATTATATTTGCATCATCATATGACATTATATCATAAGAAGAAACATAATTGGATTTACCATTTTTATATCTCTGCATATCACATTTATGTCTAATAAATCGTTCATGTAAAGTCATACATGTTGATCCTATATAACATTTATCTGTTTTAAAACTAACAATTTTATAGATCTTACCATTAGCATATTTATTATATCCTAAAATTTCTTTTTCTAATTTTTTCTTTGTATTATATGCTTTCATATAAGCTCTTTTAATTTCTGAAGTTTTATATTCTTTAGGAATTGAAGTCATTTCTGTTATTATATAATAATAACAGAAATTAATTTTTTAAAGTGCGTTTTTTTATATATTTTTCCTTCCTCTTGTGACTCCATCTTTGCATTTATATATTTTATTTTTTGATCGATACATATTTTTTCCCGAATAATGTTTATAAGTGAATTCTGGAGAATAATCATAAATATTTCTAATTTTTTTTCCAATATTCTTTATATGTGTTTTATTACTTGAATCCAAACAATAAAAATAAATAATATATTTTTCATTATCAAATTTAATATCTATGACACCATCTAATCTATCTTTTGGATTACATAAATCATAATGATAGATAGCGCTATTACAAGAATAAGCAAATGCAATATTTTTATCTGTAATTGGATTTTCAATAGGATGTATAATCCATACTCCAAGATCTTGTTCTTTAAATCTTTCTAAATGTTCAAACAGATCTATTTTATTTACAAGATTGTACTTATCACATTTTGTACATATTACATGTGGAGCATTTATATCTGTAACTTGAAAATCTAGACATCTTTGACAATTCCACCATGTTGTTTTAAAAGGATTCATTTTATATAATAATATTTGAAAAATATTATTTTAAAGTGCGTTTAAAAAGCTTTCTTTTGACATTTCGGACACCATATTAAATATTGTTTAAAGTGATGTAAACAATCTGCACATTGTTTATATAAACCTATTTTCTCTGCTTTTTTTAATTTTCCTAATTCGTTTTGTTTTTCGATTTCGCTTGGATCACGACATTTTGCCGAAGTTACCATTTCATATAATCCTTCAGGAAGTGTTAATTCATTAAATTCTTTTTGATTTATTCTATCTTTATAATGATCGAAATTAATATGTGGAAATTCTTTTTGTAAATTAATTCTTCTAATCTGTCGTTGTTTTTTTAAAAATTTTCTTTCTTTTCCATTTAATTTAATATCCAAACTCATTTTGTTAATGATTCGAAATTCTGTAAGTTTACTGTTCATGACAATATCATATTCCATATATTATACAATTATATTATATATTTTTTTTTATAAATAATATAAAGTGCGTTTAAAATTATTATTTGTCTCGTCAGATTTTGCGGAAATATTATGACCTGTCAAA